CGTTTGTCTTTACGGTTAGCTTTATAAAGAGGAAACAAATCATTTCTGAATGTTAGTTTAGGAGAGAATATAATATGTACATTATCGACTTTAGTTTTGTTAATAATGTTTTTAATAAACGAACTAACTTCTGCGACTAAACTAGATTCAGTTGAATGTAGCGTCCACAAGTCGTCTGTCCATTTAGTTTCTACTTCTGAAGCGAAGCAGGCGCGGTATGCCATCATATCGCCGTCAATTATTGCTGTTGTTTCCATTTCTTTATAGTGTGTTTAATAGTTAAGATTTCATCCTCTAAGATATGTTGGTCTTTTATTAGATTTCTGAAATCGTGTTGTAAGCGTCCTAGCTTAACTTCTTTTTTATTAAGACGGTCACGTAGTCCGTCGATGTAAGCTTCAGTTAACTCTTTATCTAAATCAGGCATTAGTGTGTTTCCTTCCAATTATTACCGATTGAATATTCACCATCTAAGGGGCAGTTGAAGTTAAGCACCTCTCCCGCTTTCTTAATAGCGTCTACAAATTGCTGACCTAAAGTTTCAGCATCTTCTTTATTACAACTAAACTGAACCTCATCGTGTACGTTAGCGTGCATCTCATAAGGTTTTGTAGCTGACTTAACAAACTCTACTAAAGCTTGTTTCATAATTACCGCACCTGCACTTTGTAAAAGTAAGTTAAGAGCGGAATGCGGAGAACGACAAGGTAATTGTCTACCGTCTAATCCTGTAAGAACACCTGACTGTTTAACTTTAGCTGTTACTGCATCAGTTAAATATTTCACAGCAGGGTTTTTCTTCATGAAGTTTTCTTTTAAGATACGCCCTTGGACAGCACAGCCATCAACAATAGAACCTATCTTAGCGTCACCTGCACCGTACAACCAAGCGTATATAAATCGTTTAGCATCAGCACGTGAAGGTAAACCTGCGGCTTCTTGATTAGATGTATGAACATCACCTTCTGTGACAATCCTAGCGTACTTACCTTTATCCCATGGGTGTAGGTAGTGTGCTAAACAACGTAACTCTAAACCTGAAGCATCTGCTCCAACTAATACGTTACCTTCTTTAGCTGTAAACAACTCACGACACTCTGCGCCGTATGGTGCATTAGTAGAAGGTATTTGTCCTAAGTTCGGTCGTTGATGTGAACATCTTCCTGACACAGTTCCGCAAGTATTTACAGAACCGTGAATACGTCCATTCTTTACAGACGATAGCCAAGCTTGAGCGCCCTCTGATATAGCACCTAGACGTTTAGATACTAATAAGTATTCTAAGAGCTTCTCAGATTGTTCTGAACCAATCTCTTTTAGTACCGCTTCGTTTATAGCGGGGCGTTTACCATCGTAGTGTGCGGGCTTCCAACCTGCCTTCATAAGTCTGTCGGCAATTTGGTCACGACTATTAGGATTAAATGGTATAGTCCTAGTCTTATAGTCACCTTGAAAACATTCGGTAGCTTTATAGCCTGACTCTAACATTGCTTTCTTAGTTGGGAACTTGTCACCATTACGATTTACCCACCACTTACTTTTTAATGTTTCTACAGTAGGCTCGAAAACTTCTTGTAGCTCTGCTTCTAGTTCAGCACGGCGCTCCATGAGTTTCTTGTTAAGTTGTTCAGCTTTCTTTTCGTCAAAAGGAAAACCATTGTATTCTTGTCTACGTAGATATGTAGCAAAGTCGTGTTCTAACTTTAGCATTTGTTCACTTGGACGTTTACTGTCTAAATGAATATACAAAGCATTAGTAACACGAACATCTTGCATACAATACTTTTCCATTTCCCTTGACCACGCTGACCAATCTGATGTTTCACCATAAGTACCTTTCAGTATATTTAGGCGTGTACCCCACGCTTTAAGTGAATGCGAACCAATCAATGATTTATCAAAGTTACTGCGTTTGAAATCATCGTTACGTACATCTGAATAAATGCAACGAGACATTATCAAAGTGTCGGTAACGTTAGGATGTCCAAAACCAAATAGTTTAAACAATGCAGGAATATCAAATCCTATAATGTTATGTCCTATGATTTCATCAGCGGTGCTTAATAAATCTAATCCGCGTTGTATATCTCCTTCAACCTGATTGTTGAATGAGTACATTTTATTTTCTGCTCTGTCGAATACAGACAAGCAGTAGACATCAGTTAAGTCACTTAGTTGTGACCAATCTTCGATGCCGTTAGTTTCGATGTCAAATACGAGTTGTTTCATGTGTAATTATTTGTTGTGTATGTTTGCAATTAACGTGTTAAGTGGGAGAAGAACTCCGATTGATGTGTTGGAATCTCCTCCGCATCTTTCAGCGTCTGTACCTTTAAGGTCTTCAATGAGAAGTCTGAGCTTTTCTGTTTCAATAAGCAAGAACAAATCTTCAATTTTAAAGCACCAATAATCCGCTTGAGTTGTACTGATGCCGCTGTCTTTTCCCCTAGATTTAAATTCGATAAATAAGTTGCCCGTAGTCTTAGCTTTGAAATCCGTCTTAACTTCGACTTTCTTGTTTTCAAAAATCTCAGCAAGAGCTTTTTCGGCAATTTGACCAACTGCAAGGTCGTATTTAAAATTTGAGTTATATTGCATATATTAGAATGGGTTTTCATTGTTATCTCCTATGGTTGGTGTTAGTGCTGATTCTTGGATACGTCCTGTAAAGGGATTGAAGGCTAAGTCGCACGCGACACCTGTCTCTCCCGAAAATCTATTTTTGAGTACGCGTAGTTTAGTTACGTTACTAGAGTCTTCGTCCTGAAGATTTCTCTCACAACCAATGACGCCGTCAGAGAGTTGTGCAATAGATGCTGAACCTCTGAGATGCGCGAGTGATGTACTCTGCCCCTCTTCGTGTCCCCGTCCTTCAGGTCTTTTTAGATGGCTAACTAAAATCATACCAATCTTAGTTTCTTCAACTAATGAACGGAGTGATGTCATTAAGTTGTCTATGATACGACGTTCGTCGCCACCTTCCATACCTGAAACAACAATACTAATATGGTCTAAGAATACATACTCAACTTCTAAAGCTTTGCATAAGTATCTTATTTTATTTATTAGATTGTCACTCTCTAACGAACCCCAATGGTCGTAGAGAAAAAATCGTCCTGAACCTACAGTCTTTTTGAATGCTTCATTGTATTCATCGTCAACAGGAAATGGTTCAAGATGTAATAGTTTATTCATCTCTAATCCAATGATTGAATTAGCGCTTCTTTCTATGCTTTCTTCTAATGCAATATAACCAATACGTTTGTCGGTTGTTGTAAGTAGATGGTGTGCAATCTCTTTACAGATTTGTGATTTACCTACACCACTACCTGCACAGAATGTTACAATCTCACCTTTACGCAACCCTCTAGTTTTTTCGTTAAGACCGCTAAAAGGATATGGAACACTTTCAAATACTTTAGGATTAGTTAGCCTATCGTATATGTCTGTGCCTGCTATGATTCCATCAGGCGTCCATACTTGTGCGTCCCAAAATGCTGATACCAACTCGCGTGAACGATTGGCAACTAACATTTCTGAAGGGTCTTTAAGGGGCAGTTGTGCTACCTTACATTTACCGAACGGTAGAACTTGTGCGGCGTCTTGCATTCCTTTCTTACCTGCTTCGTCAGCATCAAACATCAAAACAACTTCTTGGAATTTATCCAACCATTTTAAATGACGTTGAAATATAACTTTAGCATTCTGTGCGCCGTTAGGTAATGACACAACAGGGTAAACAGCTTTACCACCACCAAGAACTTGTGCAGTAGTTAAACAATCAATCTCTCCTTCTACAATAGTAAGTTTCTTACCACCGTTAGGAAATAGATGTTGTCCGTAAAAGTTTTTAACTTCTCCAATACATGAGAAGCTCTTATCTTCAAATCGTAGCTTTTGTCCTACGATGCTTTTGTTAGAATCACGGTAAGTTGCAACGTGGCAAGGCTTACCATTAACAGACGCTATTTTATAATCATAGCGTTGGCATATATCTTCGTGCAACTTTCGTTGCGGTATCGGTAAAACATTACCTGTAATATAATTAGAATTTTTAGGTGCAGTAGGTTGCATGGTGGGCGCATTAGTATTGTTTGGTTTGAACTGACCGCAGGCAAAACATTTTGTTGAACCGTCGGCGTTTAAAGAAAGAGCATCTGACGAGCCGCATTCTTCGCAGGGTAAATGTGTTTTTATGAAATCCATTCTATTGGTATAATTTTATCACACCAAAGAAATCCTTTTTTATCACACCAATCGGCGTATGTTGTTTTAGACTTCTTTGATAATTTGTTGTTTGCATTTAAAAAACAGAATCTTATGTCGACATCGGGATGAGCTTCTCTCACCGCCAAGTGTTTAGTACGGTCACTTGATTCCCAATATCCTTTCGCTTCGACAATGATTCCATTCGGTAGAATAAAGTCGGGCGTGTAGACACGTTGAACCGTATAAGGTAACCGCAATGTTTCGTAAGAGAAGGCAACGTTAGCTTTTTCAAGTGATAACGCTACCCTCTCCTCGAAACGTGAGCGATACTTAGAACGGGGCTGCCTGCGACGGTTGTACCTCATCCTGTTCTAGCACTTCACCGAATGTTTCTCCTGTTGTGGAGTATCCTTCAGTAGCGGTGAAACCTGTTGATTGGTATTCCAACAACTCAATAATTTGTACAGCCTTCAAACGAAGTGTGTAACCAAACCCTTGAGAAGGTACGTACCAAGTGTAGGGAGTGACACTCATACGTAATTTTGTTCCGCTACCGATTTTTGGTTCATCGGTAATTGGTTTAACGTTAGCATCGAACAAAGCGATTTTAAATTCTACAACGCCATCAGGATTATCTGCGGTCGGAGAGACTTTAATTTTAGCCGCTTGCTTCGCGTAGATTTCAAACTCACCTGAGTCGTTAATTTTACAAGGTTCATTAGCCCGATTGACTTGTTTGCCTTGTGCGGTGCAAGTTGCTTTATATGCTTTTTCGATGATTGGGTCGAGTTGAGCGCGGAAGGCTTTGAAGTCTTCTTCGCTAACTGTAATGCGACAGCTGTATAAGCCATCAGCATTGAATTTAGTATCAGGAACAATAAGTTTTGGATAACTTGCTGTTCCGATTCCTGTTGTTATTGCTTGTGCCATATTACTATTTTCCTTTCTTGGGTTTATTATTTGTGTGTATTCTCATTACGAGAAGAAATACTGACTACCCTTCACGTCGCTTGCATCTAATGTTCCATATTCAGGTATTAGCGGGAATGCTAAGTGTGGGTATTGGGTTTGAAGTTGTAATACAAAATCTTCTAACAAATCATTCTTGAACATTTTGTAACATTCGTTTCTAAGTAGTCTTGAAAATTCTTCACACTTTGTTGAGTGTGTTCCGTATGAATCATGAATCATTGCAAAGTCATAAACACCTGCTTCTTTATTCGCGGCGATAACAGATTTAGTAAGTAGGCTTGCGTCCAAACTATGTACAAAGTTCGGTGAGATACCTTGTTTAGCCTTCTTAACGGATATTTTTGCGTCTTCTTTACGGAAGGAAACATAAGTGGCGCTACCGCCTATACTTGTTTTAACTTCTTGATTAGTAAATCCAAAATAACTTTGCTTAACAGGAAAGCCTGTAGGTGTTTCCCATTCAATCGCGTGTCCATCTTTAGCTACAATGGATGCACACTCTCTTAACCAATTCATACATTGTGTCGGTTTGTCTAAAACATCGTGTACAGCCTTCCAAGCTAACTTTGCTAAATATCCTGTAACTTTATATCTGTCGTTTTCTGTAAATGGATTTACTTTTTGTTTCTTACGTAAAGTGTCCTGATACCATTCATCAATATATGCACGACAACTATAGAATGTACCGCCATAAGGAAATACCATAACAACTCTCTTTAGTGTGCTACGGTCGATACCAAATTCATACCAAGTTTTTGCATAAGGGCTTTCATCATCTGCTAACAAATATTCATTAACTTTATCTGCGACGTCCCTATAAATATCTTCAGGAATAACAGTAGGCATTACATTAGTAGACTTACCGCCTTCTTCATCTCGCATTAACAATGATAGTATTTGTAAACCGTTGTTAGTAGCATCCATAGCTACAGGTAAGTGTGTGTTTAACTTACCTTCACGAATGTATTCTGCCCACTCAAAGCACCACGCTAAAAACTGCCATGACTTATCCGCGTATTCGTAATCTCTATATAATGTAGGGTTGTCGGCAATTTTTATCGCGGTGTCTGAAAAGTCGTAAGCCCATTGCTCACGGTCTGCCAAAGAAACTTTATCATTGCCCCAAGTATTAGCACCGTGAATAGCTAACCATTTAGCATCTTGTTTGTTTTTGATTTTTTCAGGGCGGGCAAAATGTAGTAGTCCCCGTGAGTAGTCTGCTGACTGAATATTCAAGAACGAAGGAATAGAGTAAACCCTACCTCTGAAATCACATTGGTGGGGCATAAAGAATCTCTCACCTCTAAACTTCTCCGCAAGGTGTAATGTCTTCGCAACTAACATTCTACGGGATTTGGTAGAGAGATTAAGCTCGTATATTTTAGCGGCTTCCCTTCTCCAATCTCTATTTACAATAGCATCAGTTTTAAAATCTGTCGGAATGGGCGGGAACTCTTCATCTTTACGGTTCGGGAGTTCACCGATTGATAAGTTATTGTCCCACGCCCATTTCATTGTGTCCAAGACTTTGTCATTAACTCTCCAAGGAGTTTGTTGGATTAAATTAACTGCTTCCATTGGTTCATAAAGCTCACCTTTGATGCCACGGAGGAACGGCATATCAGTAGTCTTTATGAATGGAAGCTTGGGTAAATGATAACCTTCTGTATCAAACCCACCCTCGAACACATTTTTCCACGGTAGCGGGGTTTCTACCGTTGGAAGCCAAAAGGGTTCTAGTAACTCGCGGTCTTCGTTGTATTTCTCAATCCACTCAATTAATTCTTGTGTGGCTGAAACATATCTTACAGGCTTTTTTCCACGGGTTTTTAAAATATATACGTATTCAATTATTCCTGTTGTGGAGCGTAACAACTCAATCATGTTTACACCCATATTTAGTTTGTCTCTGATTGACCACTTCTGCCACTCAGGCATCAAACCTTTATCAACTTCATGCGCCATCGAACCACGCACGTGTCTTATCTTACCTTTCTCTCCTTTACGTTTCTTAGCACCAAGTAGAATACCTTTAGCCTTGGCATCATTATTTTCTAAAAGGAAACGACAACGGAGTTCATCCTCGACTCTAGCACCAAGATAAATACCAACTTGGGCTAGTGGTCGATTCTTTGTAATGCTGTCTAAAACAGCTTTTATACTAATATACCCTATTACTTTTGCATCTAAATTTTGGGTATCAATTTGATAACGCGCTTTACGGTCGTAGAACGCAACGGTATTTTTCCAATCTTCGATACCCTTTGTGAACTCAGGGAGAACACCACGCATCAAACGTTGTCCATAGTTAGTTTCTATTTCAGCGTCTCTTTGTCTTGCTGATTCAACTTTGTTTCTGTATCTGCCTACACCAAGTGTCTGCATTTCTGTGTTCAACGCCTGTTGACTTAAATCTCCCATGTATTTGTTTTTGTCAGAGTTTTGTCCATATGTCAAATTTAGTTACACATATGAAACTAATTTAGTATTGTGTTAAATTGTTATTTTAAAGGTGTTTACAAATATGTAACTATAACACCCGATTAGGAATGAGTTGTCTTCTATAGACATAGACAAATATTGGCTGTTTTCTGCGAACATTAGTTTCACATCTGAAACCAATATTGTCTATTTTGTCTATAGAAAATGACAATTTGTCTATACTTTGTCTATTCCTGAACGCCGTTTTCAATCAGCTTATCTTTCATACGTGCAATTTTATTTT